CAAGTGTTTCGCAGAGCTATTGGCAGCCGAACTGGAATGGGTGCGGGTGGTTCATTATTTGAGCCGTTTAATCTAGCTTACACAAACACCTATATGATGTCAGGCAGTATGATGGGCGGGTTAGCAACATACGAAATGTATGCAGGATATCAAAAATTAGTAGGTAAGATGTTTGGTAGTTATATAGAATTCCTTTGGAAACCAACCAGCCATGTGTTGACCATACTGCAACGCCCTTTTGCACAAGGCGAACAAATCCTAGTTGAAAGTTATAACTATCGGCCAGACTGGGTATTGTTACAAGACCTATATGCCAAGCAATGGCTTAAAGATTATACACTAGCAGTTTGCAAACAAATGTTAGGCGAAGCTCGCAGTAAATTTGGTTCAATTGCTGGACCAGGATCGCCAATTACATTGAATGGCACTGCGTTATTAGGTGCTGCCAAAGAAGAATTGATGGCATTAGACAAAGAAATTGATACGTATGTGGCTGGCGGCACTGGCTATTATTTCGTATTAGGTTAAGAAATTTCTTGACCTTGCGATAAAACTGTTATATACTAGAGTAACTTTAGGGGGCTCTATGATTATAGGTGTGTGCGGTTTTATTGGTTCAGGCAAAGATACTATTGCCGATTATCTTACCAACTTTCACGGATTTCGACGAGAATCGTTTGCTAACAGTTTAAAAGATGCTATTAGCTCAGTGTTCGGTTGGGACAGAACCATGCTGGAAGGCCGCACAAAATCAGCACGTGAATGGCGTGAGCAAGTGGATCCGTGGTGGGCAGAACGTTTAGGTATGCCGGAACTTACTCCTCGATACATTTTACAATACTGGGGCACTGAAGTTTGCCGTAACGGCTTTCATGATGACATGTGGATTGCCAGCTTGGAAAACAAACTGCGCACCAGTAAGGACGATATTGTTATCAGCGACTGTCGTTTTCCCAACGAAATTACAAGCATCAAGGCCGCAGGCGGTATTGTGATACGTGTCAAACGTGGAGCAGAGCCAGAATGGTATGTGGATGCCGTTGACATGAATGCCGGTGATCGCTGTGTAAACTACATGTTGGCCAAGACTCGTATGCAAAAGTTAGGTATCCATGCTAGCGAAACTGCTTGGGTTGGAACCAAGTTTGATTATGTGTTTGCCAACGATTCCAGCATTGATGATTTGTATGATCAAGTCAAACAACTTATAAATCCGGAACAAGATCTCCTTGCCGCCAACGAATTCCTTCCTTGTGCAGAACTCTTGCACAATTAGCACACACTGTTTTTAGGTTGGCAGTTCGGCAATTGTTGCAATCTCCGTCCACATGAAATACAGCAAATATTTCTTTATGTGGAGATTTTACACCGCATTTATCGCAAGAATTTTTAACAACGTATCCTGACTGTTGCCATCTGGGTTCTTTGACGCCTCTTAAACAAAGCCCGCACTGACTTCTATAAAAAGCCTTGCCTGCTTTGTAATAATTAATGGCTACTGGCGATCGTCCGCAGGAACATAGTGGTCTCATACTTTATTTAAGCCTTTTCAAAACCTTTTATAGGCTTATAACCAAGCCAAAAAGTCAAAAAGCCATAAATACATTAAGAACATGTATTCATGGAGATTAATAATATGGCTCAACTAAGTTCACCAGGCGTAAGCGTATCAGTAATAGACCAATCGTTTTACACACCAGCCGCAGCCGGCACGGTACCGCTATTCATTGTAGCGTCCGCCCAAGACAAACAAAATGGTGCCGCAACTGGCATTGCACCGGGAACTAAAAAATCCAATGCCGGAACAGTATATTTGTTAACAAGCCAAAAAGATCTAAGCGACACATTTGGCGTTCCGAAGTTTTATAAAGATGCCAGTAACAATCCTGTGCATGCTGGCGAACAAAATGAGTATGGACTAGAAGCCGCATACAGCTTTTTAGGCGTGAGCAATCGTGCTTATGTGGTACGTGCTGACTTGGATGTGGGTTCATTAACTGGCACAACAACTGCTCCATTCGGCGCACCAGCTGACGGCACATATTGGCTTGATGCCACTGACACAAAATTTGGCGTGTTTCAATGGGATTCACGTCCAGGATCCGCAACTGGTGGTCAAACATTTACAGAACAACAAACTGCAAAAAACTTTACAGTAATTACGGATGTTACAAAATGTGTTGGCGGTGCCGCAGGTGCCGCACCTTTGGCCAGTGTTGGTCAGTTGGGTGACTATGCGCTTGTAGCAACCAGTAGCTTGAACAAACTATATTTGAAGAAATACGCAACTGACTCAGCCGCTGGCACATGGGTTGAAGTGGGAACTGCCGCATGGAGTTCAAGTTGGCCAACAGCAACTGGCACATTGTCAGCTGGTGGTATTACATTGTTAAGTGGTGATACATTTGTAGTTAACGGAACCAGTATTACTTCGGTAACCACGTTGGCCGCTTTGATTACAGCAATCAATGCCAACAGCACATTAACAACAGCTGGTATTAAAGCTGCCAACATCAATGGTTATTTGAATCTATACAGCGATGGTACAAACGCAAACAATGCTACTTACAAAGGTTCCATAACACTGAGTGGAGAAACAGTGGCCAAGGTTGGATTGAATTCAACTGTGTACATGTCACCACAACTGCAACTAAGCGGCCACACCAGTATACCGTTGTTTAAAATTACAGACAACGCCAGCACAGCCAACAGTGCTCCAACAGGGTCATTGTGGATCAAAACCACAAATGCAAACTTTGGTGCTGACTGGATTATCAAACAATACAGTTCTGCCACGGGAGCTTGGTCAAAATTACCAACAACAGTGCAAGCCAACGGCCAAAGTGCATTGTATGCATTGGATTCCGCAGGTGGCGGCATCAACTTGGGCAAAGGCCAAGTTTATGTGAAATACAACGACGACGAAGGCACACCGCCACTTGCAAATTTTAAAATCTACACGAGAAATGACATTGGTGCAACTACTATCACAAGTAATGCTGTGACTGCAAGCACATTTGCAGCCGGCGTAAACACATTTACTGTGAGAGAAAGCACTACTGGATCCAGCAGTTTAACAGCCAATTATGTAGTATATCCATCAGCAATGTCAGCAAGCGGCACGGCGGTTACGGTAACTGTCCCCACAATGGCAAATGCTTACATAGCAGGCCAAACTGTAACTCTTTCAGGTGTTACTCCAGCGGCTTACAACGGTACATACACAGTTGCCGCTAGCCCAGCACCAACCACAACCAGTGTAACGCTAACAGCCACAGCCGCGGTCACTGGTACAGTGACGGTATTTGGACAAGCCAACAGTAGTCCTATCATAGCATTTACAGCCACAGCGGCAACCACTGATGCTGGATTACTTGTAGCAGATTTCAATGCCAAGATGCCAGTTGGTACAAATGTAGTTGCCAGTGTTAACAGTTCAAATCAAATTGTGATTACACATGCAACTGGCGGCGAGATTAAATTCTTAGACGGCACCAATACGCCGCTTGGTGATATATTCACTCCACGATCTGGTACAACTGGCACAGCTAATTTCTATGGCGCAACACCAAAATACACTGCAACTCTATGGAGTCCAGTAAACAGCACAGGCAATGCAGTTGCACCAGCAAGCGCACTTGCTCCTACATCAATTCCAGCTGATGGCACATTGTGGTACAACACCTATGTGTCCGAAGTTGATATCATGATCAACAACGGGATCAAGTGGTGCGGATACCGTTCCACAGCTGGTAGACAGGTAAATGCTGTTTCAGGATCAGTTACCAGTATCACTGGCCCATATGTTAGTGCTAGTGAACCTACTGGAACATTCTTTAACGGCGATCTATGGATCGACACCAGCGACTTGGAAAAATATCCATTGATTCGTAAATATAATGCCAGCCGCCCAACTGGTAAGAAATGGGTGTTGTTGGACAACAGCGACCAGACCAGTGAAAACGGTGTGGTATTCCACGATGCACGTTGGAACACAAGTGCAGATGGTTCATCAGATGCAGGCACAGCCGCTCCAAGTTCAATTGCAGATTTGCTAAACAGCGACTTTGTGGACTTTGATTGTCCAGATCCAGCACTGTATCCCAAAGGCATGTTGCTATGGAACTTGCGTCGTTCAGGATTCAATGTGATGTATTATGATGTTGGTTACGTAGATACATCTGGTGCAACAACAAATCCACGTTTGAGCAACACATCAATGTCTGCTTACTATCCAAATCGTTGGGTGAGCAAGGCAGCCAACCAAGTTAATGGTGCTGGTTCATTTGGACGCAAGGCAGTACGTTCAGTTGTATTGGCTGCTCTAACCGCAACTATTCAAGGCAATCAACAAATACGTGATGAAGAAAGTCGTGTGTTTAACTTGATTGCATGCCCAGGATATCCCGAAGCAATCAATGAAATGGTAGGACTAAACGCCGATCGTGGTTACACATCATTTGTAGTTGGCGACACGCCTGCACGTTTAACACCAGATGCCACGAGTTTAAGCAACTGGGGCAACAACATAAACAAAGCAGTAGATGACGGCGATGATGGTTTAATTACAACTAACCCGTATTTGGGTGTGTTTTATCCATGGGGTTACACCACTGACTTGCTGGGCAACAACATTGTTGTCCCTCCAAGCCACATGATGTTGCGTACTATTGCACTGAGCGATAATGTTTCATATCCATGGTTTGCTCCAGCTGGAACACGTCGTGGCGGCATTACCAATGCCAGTAGTGTTGGCTATGTTAGCCCAGTGACTGGCGAGTTTGTGGCCACAGCATTGAACACTGGACAGCGTGATACGCTTGCCAGCATCCATGTAAACCCAATCACATACTTGACAGGAATTGGATTGGTAAACTATGGTCAATACACACGTCAATTGTCAGCCAGCAGTTTGGACAGAATCAACGTGGCACGTTTAGTTGTTTACTTGCGTCGTCAGTTCACACAGTTGGCAAAACCATACATATTTGAACCAAACGACACAATTACACGTAATCAAATCAAACAAGCGGCAGAACAGCTATTGTTGGAGTTGGTAGGGCAACGTGCATTGTACGATTATCTAGTGGTGTGCGATACAAGTAATAACACACCTTCAAGAATCGACAGAAGCGAATTGTATCTAGATGTTGCGATTGAGCCAGTGAAAGCTGTTGAATTCATCTACATTCCATTACGTCTAAAAAATACCGGTGGCATCAAAGCTACTGGCGGTGTATAATTAGGAGAACATTAAATGTCAATTGCATCATTATCAAGATTTACAGTACCGCTAGCATCGGACCAAAGTTCAGCAACACAGGGCATGTTAATGCCCAAGTTGAAGTATCGTTTTAGAATCAGCTTTGAAAACTTTGGCGTAGATAAAACAACTACTGAACTAACCAAACAAGTGGCAGAGGCTAGTCGTCCACAAGTTAGTTTTGAAGACAAAACTATTGAAGTTTACAACAGCAAGATTCACTATGCTGGCAAGCCAACATGGCAAAAGCTGAGTGTTAAACTACGTGATGATGTTACCAATGCGGTATCTAAACTAGTCGGCCAACAGAATCAAAAACAATTTGATTTCTTTGAGCAAAGTTCAGCAGCCAGCGCAGGTGACTACAA